ATGTAGTTTTTTATAAATATAAATTTCTATGTTATCATTTTTTTTTAAATCTCGTAAAATAAAAGATAGTTCCGCACCGCCATCAAATAAAATTGTAAACAACAGGCTGTTAGTATCTGTATAATTCCAATGCAACCTATCCTTTCTGGTATTAAAAAATGTCGGTTTAACTATCATTGTATTTTTTTAATTAACTCATCTATTCTATCCTCATCAAAATAAGTGTCATTCTCTCCATAATAAGAAATGTCAACACCCCTTTCAGTTACATTAAATTGCAAATTATATTGTATATTATCAGCATAGCCTTCTTCTCCTATTTCTTTTTTTTCTACTATTTCGCCCTTTGGCGTTAAGTCAAATGTTATCGGTAATCTCATCGTATTATTCCTTTTAAATAATTGTCTATAATTTTGTTCTTTATATATTTCCCCTTGTTTGTAGAATATTGTAAACAACCAGCTGTTAGTATCTGTGTAGTCCCAGAACAATCTTTCGTTTCTGCTATTAAAAAATGTTCTCTTAGCTTTCAAAATAATTCTTTTTGTATTGTTGGCTTATAACTTGAATCATATCTTTTATTCTGTCCTTTAGGATATGGTTGTATTTTATAATTTAATTCTTTTAGCCATTTTCTTTTATTAGCTGTAAAATATATATATCTATGTTTTTGTGGTCTTTCTCTAATAGCTAAATCTTTACACTTAACTCCTTTTTGGTTTGTTACAGATTTACTATGTCTGTTTGGGTTATTAATGTCATATCTCTCTGTTCTTTTAGCTGAAAGTCCTGTGTATATCCAATTTGTTGCCTGATATATATAGCCGTTATGGTTCATTGATGTATCAGCATAACTAACTATTATTAATTCATTTTTTAATAATTTTAAACAGTTGCCTACAAAATAACTTAAAACATTTTTTTCTAAATTATCATTTACACAAAGCCTGTTTAATTCTAAAACTTTATGTGCATTTTCTTCTCCACAAACTCCCACGCACAAAGCCCTAGAAGGTGGACTCCCTAGTGTACAAATTCCAACCAAATCTTTATCAAATAAACCAAAAGCATAGCTAATACTAGGTATTCTTTTAGCATAATGTTTATACAATAACCATTCTTTACATAAATGTTTTGCTATTGATTTAACTGTATATTTTTCTTTTATGCTCATTTTATAAATCCGCCCATATATGTCTCTATTACACTAATTGCATTGTCTAAATCGTAGCAGACTTCTGCAATCCAGTCTCGTTTTCTTAATTCTAATATCCAGTACCATTGTTCTTTGGTAGGTTTATTATAACCAACCTTTAATTCAATGGCTAATCCATGAAAATACTCATCTGAATCAAGTTTCTTGATTGGCTCGTAGATTATTATATCAGGTATTCCCCTTTTATATCCGCCATATTTTGCTCGGTTTCGTTGGCTATGATACTTTTGATATTGACCACCAAGAGTAGAACAATATAAATATCCTTGTAAATCTAAGTATTTACATACTGCTTTTTGTAATTGATATTCTTTCATTTCTTAATCCATTTAGCTTGACCATTATAATTATTTACATCCCTTACATAACCAAGTGATTCTAGGTGTTTATGATACTCTTTAGTTTTATTAACATCTTGTTCTATTCTTTTTGCATAATGAATATCATAATAATCAGGAAAAGAAATATCATTATAATAATTACTTTTTTTTAATTTACTCTTATCTGCTTTACTATACTGTACTATACTAGCATTGCGGTCGCTATGCGGTGTGTTATGCGATGGCACTGCGGTCGCATTATTCCACCTTTTAGCAGCATTCTCTTTAGCTTTAATGGACTTGCTATTAATATCATCTATATGCCTATTTAACCGCTTAGAATAAAAACACCCATCTTCAATAACAAATAAATCAAAATCTTCAATTACTTGTTTTAAAATTTTGGGGTCACATTGTAACCCATAAGCCAATATATCATATTGATTTGTACATATTTTATTTTCTTCTGTAAATAATAATTCTAATACTGCCCAGAAAATACCATAAGCTTCATACCCAAGAGTAGCCCTCATGGAAATAATTCTGTAGTCATTTCTTGCAGTGGAATCGTGATTGAAATAAGTTTTTTTCATAGTAAATATTTTAAGATAATGCCTATGCTAAATATATAGAAAAAGTATAAAACATATAAAACAAGTAATAGCATAGGCACTATCGGATTAATTAAAACGGTGTTTTTTCAAAAGGCAATTTTGCTTGCGGTCCTTTTTTTAACTTCTCATACATTTCAAAAGCAACATCATCAATCTGTTCTTCCGTTATTTTTCCATGACAAAATTGAAGGTTTGCTATATTTAAACCTTGTGCAAACCTTATATTATCTTGCACATCTGAATTACTTGCTTTTGGTTGAAAAGTATTAACAGGTTTTATTTTAGGAAACTGACCATCTGTAAATTCATAGTCTGTTTGTTGTCCTTCTTTAAATCTACACTCAGGGGTTTTAGATAAATTTTCTCCTATATCTCCGTTCTCCATTTCGATTTCAAACTTATACATAAGACCGAATTTACCTTCCCAAGTTCCGTTTCCTGTTACTCTGGTTACTGTACTATTTTTCTGCATAATTAAAAGGGTTTTATAAATTTAACAATATCCAAGTCTATAAGGTCACAAAGCTTTTCAGCATCATCAACGCTCAATGTACTTGGGTTTTTTATCTTTTTTAAAGTAGTAGGATAAGACCAGGATAATGCTTTCGCAACATCCATCTTATTCATCTCTTTTATAGACATAGCTATCTTAATAACCTGCCTACGCATCATTCGTGAATTCATATATTAATTTTTTAGTTTATATTCTACTGTAATACCTTAATAGTATTTCTTGTCTTTCCTCGCTTGTTGCTTCTGGAATGACCTCTTTAATGTGATTTAGTTTTATTTCTAAATCTTTTAACATTTCTAATCCTGTCATATATAATATTTTTATAATTAATTTATAAATATAATAATTATTTTTAATACATAATAAAAATATATTAATACTTATTAACAATCATAATGTTAATAACTTATAAACATTCTTTTCTATTTTATAGTTTGTATATAAAGTTTTTTTTATATATTTGTTGTATAAACAATTAAAACAAGTATTATTAAAAATTTAGAAATTATGACTACAATAAAAAATAATTACCAATATAAAATAGTAAGATATTATTTAGACAAAATGGTTATAGAGATACAGCCATTAGGGGTTACACCTACTAATTCAGAAGATTATCCAATGTATAAAACATACAATGTAAATCAAGATTTTAAAGATATAGTAAACGATTTATCAACCTATTAAATAAAACAAAGTCGTTAGGGCGACTATAAATAGGCATTAAGCCCTAAGCGTCCCTCACTAGTTGAGGGGGTTGTATAAACAAGTAAAATAAAAATTATGAAAAATTTTGAAACAGTAGAGGAATTAAATATAGAGGTTTCTCGAATAAATTTAACGCAAAGAGTAAAACTAAATAATAGTGAATTTGAAATCTTTGCAAAGGTTAATTGTATTAATCTTAATAGATTTGATGATTGGGGATTAAACAAAGTAAACCCTAATGATATTGAATTATTTATTCGTAAAAGAATAGACACAGGGCAAGATGTAAATGTTGAAGGAAAAGAAGAATGGAAAATTTTAGGAAATGTAGAAGGTAGAGAGATTTGGAGACTTGCTATGAATTGGGTAATAATGCAATTAAATTCAATAGATATCCAACACAACGATAGCAGTAAAGATGTGAAAATAACTCACTAAATAAATAAGTCGACTGAGCGACTATAAATAGACATTAAGCTCAGAGCGTCCCCTACTAGTTAGGGGGGTTGTATAAATTATAAAAACATATAAAATGAAAAAAAGAATTACATTAAGCGAAGACGAAATAAGTTATATCTTATGTCAAGTTAATGCAGTTTTGCAAGAGGATGAAGACCAATATATGCAAGATTTATGGTCTGTATGCAAATCATTACAAAAGAAATTAAATAAATAAAACAAGTATTAAATTAAAATATAGAAATTATGGCAACAGAATTTAGACCAATTTATAAAAAAGAAAAAATGGAAGATTTTAGTAGAGAATTTTTAATTGAAACTATATGTTCATTAGAAAGAGATTTATATAATAAACAAGAGGAATTAGTTGATACTATTAAATACTTTGGAAATCTTTTAAAAAATAAATAATTATGAGAAAGTTTAATTACATAATATTATCAATTTGTTTAGCCTATATGGTAGGCAGGTTTTTAACCACTTTAATTTTTGGAATATGAATGATACAGATTATTTAAAACCTAGAATGTGCAAAGGGTGTGGTGATGTTGAGATTGAAGATGAGGAAATAGTATGTTCTGATAGCTGCTGGAAGCTATATGCAAGTGAAACATTTTATAATGACTAAAAAAAATAATATGATTACTAAAAGACTACACGATATTAATACCTTTTCCTGCTCAGATAATGAGGTTTATTTATCAGGCAGAGATGAAAATGGAAAAGACTTTACAATAGTTTTAAATGCTTTTGAACTATTGGAATGGTTAGATATGAAATACATTAAAAAGCAAACAATTAAATACATTAAACAATTATGAGACAAACACATTACACACGATTAGTAGACTATTTAAGTGAATATGGTAGTATAACTAGCTTAGATGCAATTAGAGATTTAGGCAACACCAGATTGTCAGCAACTGTTTTTAAGCTAAGAAAAGATGGCTATAATATTACGAATGATTATGTAGATGTTCCCACTAGATGGTTCAAAGATAATGGAGATAGGAAATTCACGCAAGTAGTTCGTTACCGACTAAAAGCATAGTCAATAGAATAAGTATATCCCCTTCTATTTTTTCTTCAATTTCTTTACTAATTGTTTAAAATCTTCACGCATAGTTTTTATATCATAGACCTTTTTATTGTCTTTATTATAAGTATAATATGCTCCAAGTTTAAACTTTTCTTTATATATATTCATAATTCCATTAATAAATTTATAGGTAATTTTCCGTTATTCAAAACGACCGCACACCCAATAGCGGGTTTCTTTCCATATTTAGCATAAGCCATAGCATAGCTTTCGTGGTCAATTCCACAACCAACTTGCATACCAAATACTCTAAAATTCTGACCGACATAATGCTCACAATAAGCCTGTGTATGTAGATGGCCTTGAACGGTATTCATCATATCTGCCCTACATTTAGTCCTAGCAGTACCGCCTTCTCCATGACAGAATTGAACATTGTCTTTTACATATCTTTCAACAAAATTCCAGCCAGGCACTTCTAAGACTTCTTTATAGCTTTTAATCCACTTACTAGGGATAGCTGATGTTTGTGCTTTACGCATCACCATACGGTCATGATTTCCGATTATAACAGTAGCTTTAGGAAATGCTTTATACCAACGCGATATTCTTTTTATTGCATACTCTAATTCTTGTTTACCAGAATACTCTGCATCAATGTTTACTTCATGAAATGAACTGTAATGATTGTCTATGACATCACCAATAAACACAACCTCAGTACAATCAAATTCATCATATTTAGATATGCAAAATTGTAAGTATTTATCAAGTGAAAATGGTTCGTGAAGGTCACCAATAACTAGAACATTATTATATCCTTCACCATTATTTTTTCTATTAGCTTTTATTAAGTCATATTCTGACTCAGTTAGTCTAGGTCGGTATGGTCTTAAATTATCTATTTCTTTTTTATTTTTTCAAAGCCTCGACTTCCGAAATAAGCACCAACCGTAGTTAGTAGCGTAATTTCAAGCAAGGACACCCACCGTTCTGCTACATTAAAATTAATTGCTCCACTATCAATAAACACTAATAATACTGTTGATACAATCAAAAATGCTAATGTTAGTGGTCTGATATTTGCAGGTAACCACCCAGCTTTATTATCAGATTCCCATCTTCTAGTAATCTGTTCCTCAGCGTTTGCTTGTGCTTGTAAAAATATCTCCTCAAATTTAATTTTTAATTGCTCTCGTTCTTCATCAGTGGTTACTATGTTATCCACCAAGTTATTAACATCAAGCGACATATTGCCGAATAGTTTTGATAAGAATTTCATATTGAATTAATAGTATTTATTGGTCTATATTTTGTTTTGTTATTTTCATCCTTATAAGCTACAAGAACTTGTTTTCTATTTTCCCTTACTGTCCAACTAATGTGAATCCAGGCAGGTCGCATAGGGTCATTGTACTGTGTGGAATCCCCAAATTCAAGGATGCATTGGTCAAAGTCTAAATCTAAATCAATAACAGCTTGATAAATTTGCAGGTTATCCATTTTGCCACGCTTAACAAATTGTAAATCAACAGCTTCACATTCACAATGCTGTGATTTAGTAGAACCACCGATTGCTTTGTTTAATTCTGGTGACCTATAGCCACTCGTTATTCTCAATGGAGCTGATAAACAGTCACGTATCGGCTGCAAGAGTTCGGTGGCTAATAAGGTCAGATTCCAGATTCCCTCTTTGTCAGGGGTGTTGTCGATTCCCAAGCGTACCGCTGTGTTTGAATGTGTTAGCTCTTGTAACGTAAAATTCTTAGATAATCTCATTCAAATTTAGCTAAATATACATTGTCTATCTTTTCTTGTATCTCGTTAAATGTTGCTTCTATTTGCATCATTATATTAGCTTCAAATCTAAATACCTCTATATTGTTATCAAATATAAT